TTATTTGCCCGTGCGGTCAATTTCTGATTTAACTATGTTATGTTCAATCAACGAAAGGAACCGAACATATGTTTGATTTAATCCAACCTGAATACAAAAACGAAGGCGGCGCGACCGTCCATAAACATAACAACATTGCCGACATATCTATTTTCAAAGATATGGGTTCGGTGCGGCGGGTGCCGATTGAGGCGGTGACCGCTCAACATTATAGCGATGTCGAATTGTGCGAGTATCAGCCGATGCCCGATTATTCGGCTTTGCAGAATACCGCAACCGGGGAAGTTTTAAAGACCCGACCCGTCGGTGCCAGCTATAAGCTTGTGCCGCATGATGAACTATTCGCCAATCATGCCGATGTCTTGGGTGCAACCGACTTGCCGACCAGCAATGTTGCAGTCATGGATCGAATCTATGACGGGGGGTTGCGTGCTCATCGGACTGTGCACTTTTTAGACTTGCAGCATGGCGTCGGTGAAAAGCAGGATAATGTTGTCTGCCGCATGGATATCTTCAACAGCATTGATATGAGTTGGGCTTTCCAGATATTCAGTGGGGCTTATCGTGACCTGTGCCGCAATACGCTAGTTTTCGGCGGGGAAAAGGCCTACCACCAACGGGCAAAACACACAAAGAACCTTGAACCAACCGCATTGATTAGCAAGGCGGCAATGGGTTTGTCTATGTGGGAAAACCAGCTTGACCAGATGCAATTGTGGCGGGGTGCTAAGTTATCCGATGAACAATTCGGGGATATTTTAGCGCAGACTGTTTGCTATAAATCTGGGGCAGCAGCCGAACAAGGCAAGGTGAAATCAGTTAATGAACGTTTGTTCAATTACCTAATGCACCAATTCAATGCGGAAAAGCAGGAACTAGGCGCAACCATGTGGGCGGCTTATAATGCTCTGACCCATTGGGCAACCCATACAAACGTCACATGGACTGGCGCGGATGGTGTTGACCGGCAGACTGGTAAGAATACACAGAGCCAACACATGGTGCAGCGTAAGCGCAACGAAGACGTGCGGAACGTTATCACGTCCCCATCATGGCAATATCTTGAGGGGCTGGCGGCATAGCATGACTGACGTGTTGAAGCTTTTCATCGTGATTTATCGTTTGGCACTTGTGATTTTGCTGTTGTCACTGGTTGCCGTATTTTTTGCTATTTAACAGCGCGGGAAAGGAACCCAAAAAATGACTACTAACAACCAACACATCACCGAATTGTGCAACCAACTTGTTTCGGCTGTCCGTGCCGACGTAAAGCAGGACTTATACCAGCGGTTCAAGGCTGAGTTTGATTTCCAGACGGGGATGCACGGGGAACCCATCAATCAAGCGCAGCCAAAAACGCGGGGGCAGCGCGGCAGCGACAAGCGACCATTCCGTGCGAATTCTCCGCTTGCCCGTATCTATCGGACTCTTGCCAGTCGTAAACACGGCGTCAATATCAACACGCTTTGCCGAGAAACTGGATGCGATAGGAAGGCGGTTCAAAACGCCATTCATCGGTTACGGGGGCACGGTTATGAAATCGTTAGTGTCCGGCGGGGATATCGCTTGCCTAAATATCGGCTTGCCAGCTAATCCGAAACCGACTAATAATACAGGGGCTGGCAGCGCGGTGTTGCCAGTCTCACTTTAAACCGACGAGAAGGAACCGACGAGATGAAAACAACAATTGATATGAAGCAGGATGATTTCGACAGCCAGTCAAAAAGAATGGTTGTGATGACCACAGAAGAACAGGCCATGATCTTGCAATCGGTTGAAGCATTAGAAGCACAGGCGCAAACGCTCAAGGCAATGTTGCGGTCAATGGGTTTTGATCATTACACATTTGCCAGCGACAGCCCGCGCACGGTTGCCCGCCTCAACCTGACCATGAAGCAGGATGACCAGTCATGACCTTTGCTAACGTGATCATGCTGGTATTGCTGGCATGGGTTTTGATTGCTTGCTGGTGCCTTGTTGCAACGCTCTGGGAACATGCAAAAGAAGACTTTCGGCAGTAACGAAACCGACGCTTTTCCTCCCAACTTGCCCCGCTTAGCTAGTCTGGCGGGGTTCTTTTTTGCCAGCCACCTGAATGTTTGCCTTGTGGGTTGTATTGTTTGAATATATCCGGCGGGAACTGGCACGGGTTTTCTATGTTATCTCTACATCAACCAAACCTCTGTAGGTTTACCAATATGGCAAATGGCATTACGCGGGTTGCGCGTGTGAGCGGGATATATTCGGCGGGGATTAACCCGTCGGTTTATTGTAGGGTGTCGGTTTATGGGTGAGCCACGGCATCACCGATGGGGAAAGATAAAAATGTGGCTTGACGGGGGCGCAAGGGGCACCCCACCCCCCCTACGTATGCTATGCAATCCCGACAGCAATTTTATATTTTGGGGGTTACCGATATGGTTATGAAACCGACGTGTAGGGGTGCCCCGGCAGGTTACCCCGGCGGGGTTCAGACAAAAAAAGACCCCAACGGGGTATCCCGAAGGGGTATGAAACCGACGTGTAGGGGTAACCGGGGGGTAACCGGGGGGTATTGGGTTATTTCCCTGAGGGTCTTAACCTCATTGTATAGGTAATTTTCCGATTTGTCAACAAAATTCGTAGGCAAATTTATTTTTTTTAGCAAAAAAGATAACCTATGGGTATATTCTTGTTGACTTACATAGTTATAGACAGTATACTTGTGATGTGGGCAGAGGTTTACGTAGCACACCCCACCAAAAACCCATTTAACTTTTAACAGTTGGGGCGTGAGGCTACAAAATAAACCACCCACATCAACAAAAAGGTAGGAAACCGAAATGTTAGAGGCTTGGTTGCTTGTCTGCTTGTCGGTTTCACCGGATACGTGCGTAGAAATACGAGATACACGCGGTCCTTACCCCACCGAACAGCAGTGCCGCACACGAATCAACGGAATGGAACAGTTCGTTCGTCAACAACACCTGTTTCAGCTAGATATCAAGTGGCGTTGCAAGTCGGTTTCGGAAAACAACGATGAATCTACTTCCCCAGACACACAAGAAGAAGGAACTGACCCAACAACAGGAACAGTTCCTCGAATTGCTATTTGAAAATGGTGGTCAGGTAACTGCTGCTGCCATCGATGCAGGGTATTCTCGTGGATCAGCTGCTTGGTTGAAGTCCACACTTGCAGATGAGATCATCGAACGCACCAAGTCGGTTTTGGCAACCAACGCACTAAAAGCCGCAAACCGATTAGTCGATACAATCGACAACCCCGCCCCGGAAAGAGGTGACGACCTGCGCCTCAAAGCTGCCGAATCGCTACTCAATCGCGTCGGCGTAGCAAAGCAGGAACAAATCAACCACAACGTAACGGCAGTGCACGGCGTAGTCCTGCTGCCACCGAAGAAAGAGGTCGTGATCGATGGCTGAAAATCCTATGTCAAATAAATATGTCTTTGGCATAAAAGGTTTGGACATGAGGTTCGAACGTTTGTACGAAAAGCACGGCAGCACAATGAATAAGATGTTCAAAGGTCGTGACTTATCTCCCGACGACGCAATGGGCATTTTAAGTTTTATAGACAGGAATCCTGATAAGTCATACGTAGAGTTGAAAAACGAACTCATCCCACCAAAAAAGCAAGAAATGGCATACGGTGGTACAGCGAAACCAAAAAGAAAAGCTATGAGATATGGCGGCAAAGCCTGTCGCGGACGCAAAGCAAACTATAAGGCATAGAAGCTATGGAATTTTTCGGAAACATTTACCAGTCTGCAAAAGACGCGGTAACAGATTACACAACGATGAACCGACGCGATGCGTACAACCATCTCGTTCGCGTTTACGGTGACGATAAAGGAATGGTTGAGGCTGGCATGAAAAAATGGAACGAAGCCAACCCAAACTCTAAGGGACGCCCTGCAGCAAAATCTGCGGAGAAGTGACCTTGTCGGAAACCGACGCACCAAAGAAGAAACGAACCTACCAGCTATCCACCGCTGAACGTGCCCGTCGTGGGGCACAAAAGCGTTTACGGGCTGCAAAGAAAAAAGCTACACAAGCTACGAAGAAAGCGGAAGCACAAAGAAGTTATGCCCGAAAGCTGGAAGAAACAATTGGAAGAGTCGAAAAGGGAGTTACTGGAAAAGGGACAAACGTCATCGATGAGGGAGATCTCTCCGTTTTACCCCCATCCGTTTCCGACCTTGTTGGTGATTCTGAAGTTGTTTTCCAAGCTAACCCCGGCCCTCAAGAAGAGTTT